TGAGAACCGTCTTCGAGCTCCCATCGACGGTTTTCAGCCACACGCTGAATGTGTAGGGCTGGACCTGATAGCCCGCATAACTCTGCTCCAACCTTGAACGATCTCCGGTTGTGGCCCCAGCCCCGCAGTCGAACACTACCCGGTCTGCTGTAATGGTCCCATCAGGAGCGGCCCCATAGTTGGGGGTTACAACAGGAGCCAACCCAACACCCAAGGCGTTCTTTTGCCACGCAGCGTTGTCGATCTGCTCCGAATATGTCAGCAGATTCGTCCTCGCCACACTCGACAGCCCCACCGTCCCCTGCCAGTCGGTTCGGGTGAGGGCAGGAGCTCCGTTCAGGTCATAGACCGGGTTGCCGAGGCTGTCGCAGAGCTGGAAAGTGTATGTCGAGCCATTGCCGGTGCCGAATGCCTGCCCGGATAAGCTGGGTTCCAAGGGGTCTGTGAAGAGGAACGTGTCCCAGCGACCCCGGACGGCAGCCATAAGGGCGCGAAGCTGGTTGGGCTCGTCGGAAAAGACTCTGTTGGAGAACCCAGACTGCCGGACGGCATTGAGGGTCAACTCGTACTGCACACGGGGGCTGCTCTGGAAGCTGGCGCGGAGCTCTTTACCGGATGCGGCGGCCTGAATCATGGTGCTGTACATCTCGCCCCGCTTGACCTTGATGTCGAAGCCCGGGAGGTCAGAAGGGAACACGAGCTGCGACATCAGCGCCTCCCGTTTCGGGCCATCTCGCCCAGGGTTGAGCCAAGTGGACCTTGGTTCTTCCGCAGGAACTGACGGAAGGACTTCGCGTCGAGGGCGCTGATGTGATAGGTGTTCGAAGACCCGCCACCGGTGCCACCGCCCTGAGCGATCATTTCGCCCATCTTGCGGATAGTGTTGGCGTGCTGGGCTGGGAGCACCATTTCCTCCTGGTGGAGCTGGGTGATGGGGTTCACGTTGCTGGGGATGTCGTAGCCTCCAGAAGCGGATGCAATGCGGGAACCCAGGGCCAGGACTGCGGCTAGGGCTACCCCTGCAGCGGCAGGGGCCAGGAAGGGACCGACGTAGGGGATGCCGACCAGCGCCTGATATGCCCCTGCGGCTGCCTGATATGCCGAGACGGCGATGTTCTTGATCGCCGTGGCCGCCCAGAGGGCGATGGACTTCAGGGCCGCGCCCTCTTCCATCCCTGCACGCATGGTTGTGCCGGTGGCGGTGGCCGCATTCTTGACGATCTCACCCTTGACCCAATCCAGGCCAGTCTTGATGATGAGCTTCTCCACGTAGTCGCCAGCCTGCTTGAAGGCGCCGCGGATGCCCTGGGACAGGCTCATCGTCCCGTGAAGGATTTTCTGGATGCCCGTTTCCCAGTTGGAGGTCATGTTGTTCAAGACCGTCTTCCACTGGTTCACGCTCTCAGAAGCGGCCTGCCCGTTGTACTGCACCATCTTCAGGGTGTGCTGGCGCTCCAGGGCTTCAATCTGGTTGTTGAGTGCCTGGCGCTTGGCAGGATCAGGCTCAAGGTCGGCTTCGGCCTGGAGCCCTGCGCGCTTGATGGCCAGCCGCTGGGCCTCCATGTCGCGGAGCTGCTGGAGCTGCTGCTGGGCAGAAATGAAGCCCATGGACCGCTGCTGACTCAGTCCCTCCTCTTCGATATCCAAGACCGCCAGCGCGGACTCGGTAACGTTCTCTGCGATGAGGCGATCAACCTCTTTGAGCTTCTCTGCGTGGCGGTGCTGCTCGTCTTCCAGCCGCTTGTGGGCGGAGATGGTTTCCTTGTGCTGCTCGCCAAGCTGGGCGCGGATGCCCTCATAGGCTTTTTGCGCAATTTCCACCCGCTTGGCGCTGTTCTCCTTCGCGGCGGTCAATTCGTCGGCAGTGCGGGCCTTGTCGCGTTCCAAGGACTCTTGCGCAAGTTGGGTGCGCAGGTCGTTGGCCTTCAAAGTGGCCTTGATCCAGTCTTCTGAGCCCTTCTTTAAAGATCCAACCTTGCCATCCCAGAAGGCCAGCTCTGCTGTCTTCCCGTAGGCCTCCGCTTCCTTGCCCTGAGAGATCATCAAGGCCTTCTGGGCCTCCCATTCTTTGGAGAACTTATCGAATGCCGAGGACTTGGTCTCCTTGTCAGGGTCGTAGTTGTTCCCACCCTGTTTCCCGACGCGGGTTTCTTTGGACTCCGGGCCGTCCCACCGCTTCATCGCCTTCTCGCCAAGCTTTTCCCAGTCCTGGGCGATGCCCTCAAAAGCTGCGCCGAAGTTGTTCTTGATGGCCTGAGCTGCCCCCCGCGCATCGTCTGCCGCCGCCCCCCACTTGCCAGAAAGGAGGTTCTTAAACATGGAGGCTAGTTTCTCCCCCGCGTCCATCACCGACCCGAAGGCCTCACCCACCATGTTTGCCCAGGCTTTGATCCCGAAGACCAGGACATCGAGGGCTTGGATCAGGATTTTCATGGCCACGCTCAGCGCCTTGACGACCGGGATGCCGTACTCGGCAATGGATTTGCCCATCTCTGCGAGGATTGGGAGCACCTGCTGCCCAATAGTGAGCTTCAAGCCAAGCATCACGTCGTCCACATCGTTCATGGCCGCCTTGTAGGCCTTCTGGGCCTCTACCGCATCGCCGCCCACGATGAGATTCAGGGCCTCGGCCTTCTTCTTGGCCTCCTCCATCACTTCAGCATTGAGTTTGAGGAGCTTGGAGGCCTCTGCCCAGCCACGCCCGAAGATCGCCATTCCGGCCGCATTCCTGGCGGTGCCTTGCTCGATGCCGTTCAGCTTCCCCAGCACGTCCTGCATGAGCTCGCCCGTGGGCCGGAGGTGTCCATTGGAGTCTTTGATCTCGACTCCAAGCTTTTTGAACCCCTCGCCGCCGCTGTTGAGCTGGCGGGTCATCATCTGTGAGGAGTGCAGGTAGGCCTCAGAACTGCTGTAGATGTCGCCGAGAGCAACATTCAAGACAGATGCCTGCTCGGTAGTGATGCCAAGCTGCGCAGCCATCTTCATGGCCTCGCCATTCCAGTCTTTGGCCGCGCTTACAACCTCCTTGAACATCGCCCCGCCAGCAAGGACGCCACCCAGCATCCCAAAGCCGCCCGCAACCTTCTGGACGATGCTCTGGATGCCAGAAAAAGAGGTATTCATGCCCCCCAAGACGCTCTGAATCCCAGAGACGCTCTGCTCTACCGCGGCCTTGGCCTGGTTCATGCCGGGGGCGAGGGCGGCGGTATTCGCGGTAATTTGGACTTCGATGTTCGTATCAGTGGCGCCCATAGGTCATCCCTTGAAGTGCTGGTCCCAGAGCGCCTGAATCGCGGCAGGATCTGGCGGGGGTGGGGGTGGTTGTTCGTCTGGGCTCGTGGCCGGGCCTGCTCCGATGCCGAAGTAAGAGGCCGCCATCCAGTGCAGAGGGGGACGCCTTCCCCAGGCGATGTATATCTCGGAGAGCACGGGGAGGGTCACAGCGTTGCCGATGTAGTCCCAGGTCCACCCGTAGGCCTGGGCGAGATCATTGAAGATCTCGCCCCAATCCACGGCGGCCCCCCCTACACTTCCCCCGTTTTCTGGTCCAGGCCGGAGACGGACATCACGGCAGCGAAAACCGTCTGCAGGTTCCCCAGGTCCACCAGGTCGCCCAGGTCATCGCGGGTCATGGTGGGGTAGTTCCTGACCGCCGACATATGGATCACTTCGAGCATCACGTCCATGTCGGAATTGGTCGGGATCCCACTGTTGCCGAGCTTCCCTAGTTTGGGCGTCATTTTGCGAAGCTGGTTGAGAGTTAGCGGAGGGAGGAGGTATTCCTTCCGCTGCATCGTGACGGTTGTTCCGTCAAATTGGGGGTCCAGGGTGGCTCTGAGGTTGGGCTTGGTCATCCGTTACTCCGTGGTGTAAAGGTCGAAGACCTTGCCGGTGCCGTCGTCCATGGCGCTGATATCGATGTCCCAGGCGGTGTAGTCCTCCGCCTTCATCCCGATGGCCAACTTGTTGGAGGTGGCGGCGTAGATCTTCATGCCGTTGTATTTGTTCTTGTAGGTGTTCCCGCAGATCAGCAGGAACGTAGGTGCTGCGCCCATGAGGGTGTTGGTGATGCTCACGGTCTTGCCGACAGCGGCAGCGGTGTAGGTGTATGTGAAGATCATGCTGTGGCCGACATCCGCAGCCGCGAAGGTGTAAGCCCCTGTCGTAGTGTTGACTGCATACTGCCCAGTGGTGGGAGCAGCGGCGACGCGGACCAGGGAAAGGCCCGTGGTGTTGTCGATCACGCCCAAGTCGGTGTCGAACGTCGCGCCGTTGGCCACCGTGATGATGAAGGGGGTGGTGGGGACTACCGCAGTTTCAGAGGGCACCACGATCTTGGAGCCCGTGCTCTGGGTCGCCCCGGAGATCAGGTTCGTATAGATCGCCCCGTTGATATTCCCGATTTTGGCCTTGCCGGTGATTTTGCCCCCGGACCGGGCCTTGTCGAAGGCGAACATCTTCGAGCCTCGGAGCTCCTTCTCCGTGTACGAAATATCGAAGCTCAGATCCTGGAGGATGCCGAACTGGATGGGGGTCGGGTTGGACCCAGCAGGGATCATGGCGGCGATCCCCAAACCGAAGTTGATCTGCGTCATGGCGATCTCCTCTTATTGGGTTGAAAGGGCCGCCAGACGGGCTTTGAGGTCGTCCTTAGCGGTGTTGGCGATGTTGTAGGCCTCGTCGGTGATGACGGGGCCCCTGTCGTGGAAGTGGGTCAGGAACCAGGCATCCACCAGGCCGGAGTAATCCGGGGCGGGGGTGGGCTCGGTGGCGGTCGCAGTTTCTTTGGCCATAGTGGTCTCAGAGGAGGATTTCGATTGGGACGATGGCCATGGCTTGATCGCCGAGGATGCCCTCGTCGGTCTCTACTTGGCCGGAGATCCAGCAGTGCTGGCAAAGCCCCCCGAGGGTCTGCTTCTGCCCAGGGAAGCCCGGGGCAAGAACCCCTTCCAGGGCGTCCAGTAGATCGTTGAGGATCGTGCTGGGGGCGATATTGGGGTCGGAGGTCTTGGCGTAGAGATAGACGCTGGCGGACAGCCGCCACACAGCGGGGTGACCTGCGGGGCTCTGGGTCGGGACTTGAGCACCAGAGGCCAGGAAGACAGCGGGTTGCTCTGTCTGGTCCACATCACTCCACATGCGCAGGCGACGGGAGACGGTGACCGCGCCAGGGAGGGCCTGGAGTAAGGAGAAGAGGGCCGCGAAGACCGCGTCCCGGCTCATAGGGCCGCCTTCACTGCCTGCGCAATGCTGGCCTGAATCTCGGGCGCCATCTCGTTGATGGCAGAGCGCAGAAAGGAGCGCTCAGGGAGGTTCATCTGGCGGGTTAAGGCTTTGACTTCGTGCTTTCCGGGGTTCTTCAAAGCCTTGCCGAAGGCCTGCTTAACCATGCGCAGGTGAGCCCGCACAGTGACGGCCCCATGGAAGCCATACTCGTGCGCCCGGGCGTAGGAGATGTTCGTGCCTACACTACCTGTGACCCCAAGAGCATCAGCAACAACCCGTTGGTTGATGGACCTGCGGAGGGTGCCTCCAGGAGGTTTACCGACATTTAATACTTGGCCGTTCAACTTCTCGTTCTTTACCTTGCGGAGGAGGCCCAAGACGAGGCGCTGGATGGCTGTCTGGACAGAGCCCATGACCTTGGGGGTTGTGGCCTCCAGGTGGGCGATGACGCGATCCGCGCCGACGATCTGGCCGACGATCATAGCGGCACCACTTCGCGGTACTGCTGGAGGATGGTGCGCACGCTGTCGGGCATGTCCTTGATGGAGAAGGTGACCGTCTCCCCGCCAATGGACTTTGAGACGTGCCCAATGCGTTCCCGCTCCTTCCAGCGCATCGACGCCAGTTCAAGGCAGGCCTGCACCAGGTCGGGAGGCACCGTGACAAACCCCGCGGTGTAGGTCACCGTCACGTTGGCCTCGCCGACATTGAGCCGGTAGCCCCGGAGGACCACGGCGTCATTGGCCAAGAACCATCCAGGGATAGAGGCCCCGGACGATGCCGGGATGCTCACGCCGTCCACAACCACAGAAGACACCGCCGTCACAGGGAAAGCCCCCAGGGTCATGCGGGTACCGCCATAGCCGTCGCGGGTCTCGGTGTAGCTCTGGCTCGGGATGTTGCGAGAGAGCCAGGACTGAATCCACACCGACACGCCCGTGAGCAGGCGCTGAAGCTGCGCTGTCGTCTCCGCCGTAGGAGGCGAGGGGCCCAGCCATGCGGCCAGATCGGGCACGGTGGCAAGGTCGCGGGGGTCGGCGCTCATGGGTTACGCCTGGGCCTTGATGGCCTGGGCAACGGCCTTGATGAGGTCGGGGCGCGGCAGGGTGGCATCCACACCCAAGCGAAGTGCCTCGGCCTGCAGAGCCTCAGTGGTCCACTGGCTTGGATTGCCATTCGGGGCGCCGGTGCTGGTGGCGGGGGTGGGCTCCCCGGGGATGAGGCCAAAAGGGGCCAGGTCAGGCAGGGCCTCTTCGGGAACGTCGAACACGCCATTCTCGTCAGCGGTGTAGCCCTGCCCCCGCCAGCTCAGGCTCGTCTGCCCGGTTGTGGAATAGATCTTGGCCATGTGGCCTCCAGAAGGGAGCCCAGGGGCTCCGAAGAGCCCCCAGGCAGGGGGGGATTAGCCGTTGGTGATGTTGGTGATCACGCCGAGGCTGAAAGGCGCGAAGTGCTGAAGGACGCCGTCTGCATAGACGCCGTATTCGTACTTCCGGCTCTTGAGGGGCCATTCCATCTGGTAGTAGTCACGCCGGAGCTTCTTCCGGACCACATCGGCCACACCGTTCATGGGGTAAGGCAGCGCATCGGTGTAGAACAGGATCGTGCCAGGCGGCAGGTTGGGGTGCACCTGGATGGGCACTTGGACGTTCATCACCTTGTTGAGATAGGACCCGATGACCACGCCCGCACTGATCTGACCGTCCGCGATGTTCTTGGCGTCCATGGCGAAGCGAATCAGCGGGGCCCCACCATTGCCGATGATCTTCTTGGTGATGTTCACGCATTCCTGGGAACTGACGAAGATCCGGGTGGGACTCAGGCGGTACTT